TATGTAAATCCTGTTTTCTTTGCGAGAGCATATTTAGTCATACCTTTTGATTCACGAGCTTTTTTGAAAAGCTGTGCAAAATTTTCCTTGTCCATTGACAAATTTCTCCTTTTATGATACTATATTTAGTATATAAATTGCAGTTTATACAACTATATATAGAAAGGCGAGCATTAATGAACGGAATTCTTAAAGAAGTATATTCTCTTCAATTTGAGGACTATTTTTATCCTAATATAAATATAACGCTTCCAAATAAATGCCCTATGTGCAATACAGCGGTAAACATTTCACCAAAGTTCTCATTGCAAATAGATAAAAACGAAAAAGCTAATAGCAGTAGACCAAAATCAACTGATTTATTTTCATTATTTTTCTGCACAAATTGTGAGCGCAGTTTCATAGGAAATTATATTATGCATGACACATACGCTGAGGCAGTTTCTTTTGAACCTAAAAAGAATATAGAAAAGAAAATATTTTCTTCATATATTTCGGAACTTTCCCCAGATTTCTGCGAAATTTACAATCAAACATATATAGCACAGCAACAAAA